GGATACTAAGAATCAAATCGAAGTTATCGCTGAAGAATTTGACGATATTGTCCCAGAGGTTGCCGACGAAATCCGTTATCGGGCCCCAGTTCTGACGAATCAACTCATACAGACCAAGTGGCGGGAAAAGGATCTTTATAATCAGGTCGAAACTGTTTTCGAAGATTCCAACGATATTGTCCCATAACCCGCTGAAAAAGTCTTTTAACCCAGACCAGACATCCTCCAACCTTAACGGGATAGACTCTCCCGGGAAAAGGAGCCCCATGACAAAATCAACGGCTCCTTGGAAGACTTTCGTAATCCCATCCCAGAGACCTGTGAAAAATTCAAGCAGAGGCTCCCAGATGAACCTCGTCGCCTCAGCAATTTCTTCCCAGTTATCGTAGAGCAGCCACCCTATAGCGATTACAGCCGTGATCGCCGCCACTAACGGTAGCCAGGGTGCTATCGCCGCCCATCCCGCTGCTGCCGTGGCAGTAAGGCTTGGTATCAGCGTTCCTGTCTGAATGGCGGAGAGGGTCTGCATAGCGGGCCCAATGCCCATAATGATCGGCCCTAACGCCGTCATTACAGCCCCTACCCCATCTAGCGGCTCTAGGGCCGAGCCGATGATCAACGTCCATTCAGTCCACTTCTGCTTGAGTTGATCGACCATGCCGAGCTCTTCCGCCGCAGCATCAGCGAAATCCCGGGTCATGCCCTTAGCTTCGAGTATTTGCTGTTTGTAGGTCGCCACCTCATCCGCTGTGATACCGAGTTCTTTATAGAATGCCTCTAAACCGTTGGATGCTGACCCAACAGAGGCACGATAATCGGCTAATGCCGCCTCTGTGTCCGCAATTTTCTCCTCCTGGTCTTTTAAGGCCTTCTCATACTTTCTGGAGATAGCCTCCTGTTTATTGATATCATCCCCGGCTTTGGAGAGTTCGTAACGGTAATTCTCCGTTATTTCGTTAAGTTTTTCACGTTCCTCACGCAGTTTAGCCTCAGTTTCGGCTACCTTCATGTTCGAGACAGCAAGTTCCTTTTCAGCGGCTTCCACCTTAGAGATTGCCGTTCGGAACTCTCTCGTGGCCGCAGAGCCCTGAACACCCTTTGCTGCCAAGACTTCCAGAATGGCAGCAGTGTCCTCCAGATCAATGCCAAGCATGTCCAAATCTGGCGACAATCGGTTAACGGTGCTCGAAAAGTCGGACATCTCAATGGTGGTGTTGCGGAGCAGGTGCATTATGGTATCGGTGTGTTCCCCGAACTCGTTGAGCGGAATGTTGAAAGCATTGAGGGCAGGGATCATATGTTGGGCCACATAATTGGCGCTGTTCCCGGTCGCGGTACCTAGGTCACTCATAGCCGAACCAATCTCTTGCAATTCGTCTTTAGAGGTAATTCCAGCACGAGCGAGCAAATCGAAGGTGCTTACAACATCATCTAACGGAAACGTGGCATCGGTGGTCGCGAGCGCCAGTTCCCGCATCTCGTCTTTCGTGGCCCCGATTTGCAATCCGGTAACACCGAGGGCTGCATTTGTCTTCTTGGCACTATCAGTAAGCATGACAATAGCGCCACCAGCAGCCGTCATTCCGGCTCCTATCGCCTTAGAGTTGTCAACTAGCGTTTTCATGGCGCTAGAGCCCTTGTCACCAATCCCCTCAATTACCTTCGAGGCGTTGTCAATCGCGTTGATAATAATATCCAGTACCGCCATTAGACGCCTAACCTCCGCTGTCGCACCGCGTTCTTTAATATTTGCTCAACATTTTCTGAAGCCTCTGGAATTTCACTTGTTAGGAATTCAACCTGAAACGGTGTTAAATCCTGGATATTGGATGCTAAAGGGTGTATTCTGCTCAATGCGAGCAATTTACTCCCTTCTTTCGTCCTGGCGAAACCGGTTCGCGATCTCGGCCCCTTCAGGCGTAACACCTGAAATGCGGTAGATCTCCTTGACGATTTCCTTTACAACGCCTGCCGGAGAAATGTTTCCCACTTCTTCAATTGTCCATGGCGCGCCGGTGATAAGCGCCACGGAAACTGCATAGCAATCAGATTCAATCTCTCTGGCCTTCGTTTCAGAAACATCAACTGATACTTGAGGTTCCCGGGAACCGGTCTTCCCCGTAACCTTTATGCCTTTGGTGCGCAGGATTTCCACTTGTGCGTATTCGGCCTGGGTAAGAGGCCGAATTTCGACAACGCCACCGAGAGAAGGGATTTCAACCTGCTCCCGGTAGTCCTTCCCCTGAAGGAGTTGTGCCTTGGTCAGAATCGTACTCATGCTAACGTCTCCTCATTGTTTTCGAGAACACAGTACAGTTCAGTCTCGGTACAGTCAACCGGAGCCCCTAAAGGCGCTTCTCCGATAAAGGCCCTGCCGTTGATCACCTGCACGATTTCATCCCTACCGGATGGCTGCTGCTGCACGCCCGTATAGACGGTCTTCGGCATAAACATGCTCAATGAGCCGTAATCTCCGCCATCGAGCAGAATTTCGAGCGATGTTTCTGTGGAACCCGTCAGAGCAGGCCCGGAAGCACCACCCCAGAACCGTTCCAGTTCGGTCAGGTCGTCGAAGAGCATGTTCAGGGTGTACGTGACAGTACGCTCGTATCCTGGCATTCTGCGCGGGTAGCGAGACCCAAGCGTCCGGCCCTTGTCAGCACTCACGCCGTTATCGATCGAAAGCGTCAGATCCTTAATCTTGGCCGAAACGTCAACTGTGGCGATCTTCGCGGTCATCTCGTGGAATGCCAGCGGGTATGCGTCCGGAAGAGACAAATCAGCCGCCGACAGCAGAGGCGCTTTCGCGTCCTTCTGCGCCTGGATTCCCACCGTTGCCTGACAGAACTCGTTGCTAGCCGAAATCTCCAGGCTAGAAACCACGCACCCCATGAAGCGGTGCTCGAAGACGTCCTTCCCCAGATCGCAGGCGAAAGACGGCAGCGTAATGTTCTCGTTCGCCCAAATAATGTGCTCGTTCAGGTCAGTGTCAGTTCCGGCAGTGAACTGGTAGCCGCCCAGAGCGCATTTCAGGATAAACCCGATAGTTTCCACGTCGAATGCGTATACGACGTTGCCAGCAGGTGCATAGTAGCCAGGCCGGTACGTACGAGCCGATTTCCCCAGTCCGCCACCGTAGATCAAGTTCGTGTCGCTCGGTGCGTCAAGCGTGGCGCTTGCTATGTCCACGTGGAACGGATCGCCCGCTGCACGCACCCCATACTGGGATTCTTTGATGAATCCAGCGTATCTCAGAATGTTTGCCATGTTAGACCTCCATTACTCTAAAGATCACGTCTACAACCGCTACTGCACTAAACAAGTTGCCCTGCTTGTGCCATGGGGCAGACGGCTCAAATCTTGCGCTCTTTATATCTTGAACCATTTGAAGCGGATTTCCGTCTTTGTCAGAGAGACGTCGCTGTTTTATGACAACAGACCGCGCTAACGCAGCCAATTTGGTCGCCTCCCGATATCCTTCATCTGCGTCATAATTGCTGACTACAGATACGAGAGCAATCGGTTGCTTCCAACGCTCCTGCAGCGTAGTGTAATTGTCGTCTGGGGTTGCAGTCTCACCGAAAACCCAAATACACGGTGTATATGGAGTTGGTTCAGACCGATCACCCCGGATAATCTTCTTTACACCTGATAGGGTTTTCCCGGGAGCCCGTTCAGCCTCTAACTTCCGTATAACGGAATCCATGATGGCCTCGAAACTCTCATCCAGCGTGCTCATACAATCTCCCCGCTTTCTGCCTCACGAATTGCTCGCATTGCAAATTCTTCAAGCCTTTCTTCCGTAGCGCTGATGGAACGGTCTACATACGGATTTGCCTTGGTTCCAGGATGGCGAACCCGATATACTGGATGATCTGCCCCTTCCCAGTAAAGCGCCCGTCGGTTAACCGGCTCAATGATGTGCGCCTGTGATCCTTCTTGGACAACCAGAGCGTATTCGACCGCCGTTGAGACAGCGTAGCTAATAGGGCCACGCTTTTCCATTTCGAACGAGCCTGCCAGCCTTCCGTGATCAACAGGAGCCTCCTTTTTGACGTTAGCCAACAGTTCTATAGCAGTTAGCTCAACAGCACGTTCTACAGCAATCTTTCCGATACGCCCCAATTGTTCTAGCTGCTTTTCATCAAAGGAGATCGAAAAAGACTTGCTTTCACTCGGTGAGTTCGAGTCCATCTTTAACTCCCCCCACTCGTATCATGGAGAAACGTGATCGGTGAGGGAAACGCATGAGATCGCGCCGTATTGCAGGCGTGAAAATCTCATCGCTAACCATACGGACAGTAAAATCGTCAATCCGGACGATAGGTGATTGAGCCCTGTGCTGCATCAGAGCAACCATGTTTGCGCATATGCGCATAGCAATGTTGTGAATTCCTGCAGGTGTGTCCGTATCGTAGCTCTTTCCCCGATCTGCATCGATAAGGCTCTTAATTTGCACAAGCCACGATTCTAGAAGGCTTTCAAGAGCAGCATCACTATCACAGCGTAGCGATTCGGGCCGAACGCCCGTATACGCAATAACTTCCTTGGCACTGCTGTAGAATTTCGTCATTCTGATCGATACTCCTCATAGCGCTCTGGATGTTGCTGCCGGACGTGAGCCGTCATCCCCCGCCGCGTAGGGCAGGTGTACAGACAGTACGGGCAAACGTAGCCTCCTTGTGGCTTATTTGCTTTACTGGAAGGTTCTACCACCTTCAGGTGAATGCACGCACGAACCTCCTTTAATCCGCTATCGCTCACCATTACGGCGGTAGTTGATGTGGGCGGGAAATTACGTCCCGCCCTGGTAACTATCTCTTTAGAGAGGTTAGTTACCTCAACACGCCTCATCCCGGTCACCTTTACGGCTTCTGGTTCTTGATATCGAGGAACGCAACTGCCGCCGCGTTCGGGTTCTCGTAACCAGCATCGGCCTCGATCGTCAGAACAAAGTCCGTACGCCGGTTTTTGATATCCCTGTCACGCTCGATGGTTACCTGGTGGAAGA